AAGTTCGGGGTGATCCTGCTCTAGCTCCTCATAGAGCTTGTCCATACGCGATCCGGCGTCAGCAAGTGAGAGGTTGCCCACGAGGCTTTCCACCCGCCCATCCTTTGGCCCTTTGATGTACTGAATGCTTTCCTGGTCGCTTGACGGCTCGCTCTCCTCTATCGTAAAGGGGCGCTTGGCGGTCTCATCGAGCTTGCTCAGTCTGCCATCCGTCCAAAAGATGGATGGAGCACCCACACTCTTGTGGATGTGGTCATGCACCTGGCTGGCCAGGTTATTCAGCTCGTCAATCTTGCCAAAGGAGCCAGACATCGCGGGACTGCCATAACGCCCGCCCACATCGATGTGCTTAATCCACACGGATGGGACAAACCCGTACGGGTTTTCAACCACCTGACCCGCGCCATAGTCGTAAGGTTCCTCATCTCGGAAGTAACGGAAGGCTTCGTGGTCCACCTCCTTGCGATAGAGGTAGCCACCCGTCTCATCTTGTGCCTGGTACTGCAAGACGTAGCGTTTGACGTTGCCAGCGTTGTCCGTTTCGAGATCCACCACAAAGCCCGGCCAGATGATATCGGCACTCACACACCCATGTTCCACATCATCGACCACTTCGATGAGCACGCTCCCAAGCGCTGCCCCGTAACGCACCTGCACGGCCTTCCTGGCCTGCCAGTTGGAGGACTGCCAGAACTGAGCGATGGCGGCTCTCAGTTCTTGTGGTGTGTCTTCACTGAAGGGCACCGCCAGCGAAATACCGTCAGGCAGCTTCTTGCCGTCAACTGAGAGAACGCCAGGGTACACCTGTCCAGCGTAGAAGTCGACGAGGCGACGCGTTGGGTTGTAGATGAGACGGATATTTCTGTACAGGTTGTAGTTCGACTTGTACGCCTGCCATCCACCGGCGTAGATGTTCCAGTTCCACATATTGGCAGCGCCCACGATGCGCTCGAACATGGAGCCGTTGTAGTAGCTCCAGAGCAGGTTGTACATCGCTTGCTGATTGAGATACAGCGTTTGGTTATGCGCTGTGGTTGGGTCTTCAAAAACCCTTCGAGCTGCGGTATATGCAGCGATTCCAGCCTGTAACATAGTGCTCCATAATCCCATCGCTATTCGCCTTGTTCCCTATCAATCCATACAATCGCCATTGCACCCATAAGCAACCCCACAGGTACCCCAAGAATTTCACCGATAATCAGCCCTATATCGCCACCATTGGCTTTCCCTATCAGACCACAGGCTCCAACAAACGCAAGAAGCGCCAACCCGAAAATCACCAGGTTACGTGTGTTCGTTCCCATCGCTAATAGCCTCGGTAGCGACGCAGTGCCGCGAGCGTGTCTCGGTCGGTGTCGGTGACGCCAATGGACAGGCGTTCTGAGTACATGCATGCGTAGCGTGCCGCGTCCATCGAATGGTCATTCCCTGGCGCCGGTACTTCTTTGAGCACCTGTCCATCCTGACCTTTCGGCCAAACCAGCTCGTTAATCTCGCCCTCGAAGCACACCGGTTGATGCGCTTCGTCCCTAAGTTCGTCGCGGTCGCGCAGGGAGTATTCATAGATGTACATGCGCGTTCGCCCATCGCCCTTGACTTCCATGCGCGACTTCATGTTCTTGATACCGAACTTGATGGCGTTGTCGGCGCCAATGGTCGGCAGTCCCGCCTCATTGAACGTACGGATATCGCTTGGCTCTGAGGGGTCAGCAACCCATTGCTCGACACCAAACTCCTGGTCAAGAGCCTGCGCCTGCTCAACCCACCAGTCAGTCGTACGCCTTGTGCGATAGATTTCTGCAAGCAGATACATGCGCCAATCGCCATCGATGCCCCATACCTGCAAAACACCCGGGTTGGTGTACCCCCAGTCTATCCCACCAATAATGTGCCGAATGACTTGCCTGTTCAGTGTCCCGTCGGTATAAAAGACTTCCCGAGCTTTCAGTTGCTCACGTGTGACGAGGTGAATAGACGGGTTCCATTCATCATAGACTATGCCTTCCGCTGCTGCCCATATCCCGTCACAAAGACGCAACTTGCGCACACCCGTAAGCGCCTTGAGACGTGCAATGCGTTCAGGCGTGATTGTCGGGTTGTCCTCGTGGCGAGCCATCAGCATGCGAGTGACGCCGCGGTCACATCGGGCTTTGAGCCAGTGCGTAGGATAGGATGGATTGCAGTCAGCTGCGAGTTGTTGGTAAGGCATGACGCCATTGCGCAAGCACTTGGTCATTGTTTCCCAGGCATCCAAAGACAGCTCGGTTGCTTCCTGAGCGTATATGAAATCCCATTCCGACGACTGAATCTTTTCAGCGTCATCCATGCCAGCCACCGCGATAATGGAACCGTTGGGGTATTCGTACTGCTGTTCTTGTGTACGAAAGTGGATGAGGTTCCCTAGCCAGCCATCGGGCAGCACCTTCTTCTCAAACGTCACCATGGCACTTTGGGTGAGTGAGTGGCGCGTCTTGCGCACGATGAGACCACGCATACCAGGGTAGCGGTCGGCGCAATGATGAATCTTTTCCAACCATGTACGCGATTTGCCACAGTCAGCCGGGCCAGCAAGCAGACACTCAGAGGCACCTGAACGCCAGGCAGTGAGGCCAGCTCCATAGGGACGGAAGGGAGCGCGTGCTCTGTTGTTGGGGCGAGTGGTAAGAGCGGTCGTCATGGCTACACCTCCTCCCACAAGCTAAGCGGCACAATGGGTTGACGTGGTGTATCAATGGCTTTCGCGATACGCCCAAACTGAGAGAAGACTTCGATGAATTTTTGTTCGTTGGGGCCGAGATAGATGAAAATTGATCCAAATCCTAAACGGTCTGTATCATGATGCTTTCTTCCTGGTCGCTTAAAAGCAATGCTGGTTTCATGAACACAAATAGGATATTCCCATAATGAGGGAAACCATTGCTTAAATAGCGCGTTACCTAGAAGCAAGATGATCGCCTGTTCTACTTCTCCATACAGAAAGTCTCTTAGTAGTTTCTGGATAAAAAGCGGTTGCCAGCTTCTTGTAGAACCGGTTAATTCAGGGTGTATTCTTCCATACGGCGGATTGAGCCACACTCGCCCGTACCATCCCTGCTGTAGCCCATTGTCCTCTTTCGTGTAATACCTCGTCGCCTTGACCGTCTGGTTAGCCACAGCACACGACGCCGGGTCAAGGTCTATACTTCCCATGACCTCCCGTGCTGCCTCAATATAGCGAGCGGGAGTATACCACTCGTTTGACTTGCCTCCCTCTTGCGTGAGGGAAGGTAACTCGACGATGTTGTCAAACAGGCAGGTAGCTGTGGCTGTCGTCATGAACGATCCTCCACGCCGTCTTGTGAAGGATCAAATTCGTAAACTTTGGGAAGGACGTTGTTAATCGTCACGCCCTTCTCACGATACTCCGGCATTTTTTTCTTAGCGTAAAACATGAGCAGCACATCGCTATACTCACGGATAACGACTTTTTTACGCTCCTTGCCTTTCCCCTCATAGACCATGCGCCCCATGCTCACGAGTGGCTTTTCCACACCATCAACCGCCCGGCGGTGTATCTCTGCCTCTATGTTGAGTTTGGCGGCTTGCTCGGCAAGCCCATAGGCGAGCAAGAACTGTTCATCATGTTCGAGCCAGTAGTACACTAAGACGCGTGATATTCCTGTTTGTTCAGCAGCTGTTAGCACATTAGCCGTTTTCTCATAGGTTGCAAGAAACGTAGCCTGTGCTTCTATGCGCTGTGCTGGGGTCATGCGCTGGCCTTTACGCCTTTTTTTAAGTGTTAAACTGTAAAACTCTTTGCTCATACTTCAGTCACCACCTTCCATGCCGCGCTTCTGTGCTCTTCGTTTTGCCGACTCGCTCATCTTACGACGTGACTCTTCAGACATAACCCGCCCTAAAGCAGCTTCCCGCATCTTTCGTTTCGTCTCTTCAGATGTAACTTTCCCTCTATTTGACCCCATGCGTCCACGATTTGCCCTACTTATTTTCTGTTTCGTTTCTTCTGAATGGCGGTATCCTCTGCTTTTTCTTGTCTCGACTATTCTTTGGATAGTCTCTTCTGAGTGTCGAAGGTCTCCCTTTGCACGTAACTCATTGAATTGCCGTAAGCGTTCTATATTAGCAGGACTACTAGCTGCCTCACGTCCCCTCCGATAGGCTTCTTCAGGAAGAGGCAGCCCTTTCTTAGCCTCAGCTATATTCCTTCTATGCTCTTCTGAGAAGGGCTTTCTAGGTTTCCCCTTATACATCTCGCTGTACTTACGTTTCAACTCTTCTGGGCAGATATGTGTCCGCCCACTTGCTCCCTCACCTCCATCAGTAAGATTTGCGAGATGATCATATGGCCTCATAAAGAAAATCAAGGCAACCTCATAGAGAAATGCATGTGCCTCATCTTCAAAGAAAGCGAGTTTCTTTTTGACAACTTTTCCGCCTTCACGCCATATCTTTCTGATCACATTGGTTTTATGAGAAGGACAGCACGCGCTTTGCCTAGCATGTATTTCATGCTCATATATCCTATTTCCTTTCCCTTTCCCGACGTAAAACACAGATCCGCCCATCAATTCGGGATACGCTAACGTGTAGACATAGTAGGGGGTTTTTTGTGACATGAGGTCATGAGGTGATAAACTATCCATGGTAATTCGCCTCCGCAACAGGTGAGTTACTAGCCAGAGGGTATTAGCCGTACCCTCTGACACAACAATATTTCTGCTCATATTATAGCATACATTGGCTTGTAGAGCAACTTTGCTCATGGCTCAAGCGTCTCCTCATCACAAAAAGCATCACGGAAAGCTTTGGGGACCTCGACGTCTGACTTCTTCAAGGGAGACGTTGACATACCAGCCGTTCCGGCGGCTGTCGTGAAACACATCTTGTAGTGGCCAGACGGACAGGAAACGGTCAGAGGCCACGAGTCAATTTTCTGTAACAGCGCCCCACAAATGGG